TAGGCATGATTACTCTGACATCTTTTCTTATGTCAGATTCTGCAATTCCTTTAGCTTTCCACTCAGAATCGTCCTTGTATACCTCGCCTGTTTTCATATTTGTTATTGTTGTTATTACTTCTTTTGGTTCTATTACTGGGATATCTTTCATTATGTTGTTACCTCTCGCGGCTGTATTTCTAATATTGAAGCTATGACGTGCAGCTCGTTCGCGTCAGCAGCTTGTACTTTTAATGCTTCGCCCTCCTCCATTATGAGAGGTTGACTTAAAAGTTCTGTCGTTGCCTTAGATGCTATAGCTTTATCTTTAAATAGATTAAATATTGCACTACTAGCATTTACTAAAGTTATAGTTATCGTGCTCCCTGATCCGGCGTCCTCGGATACTATTAATGATTTAACAACAGCAGTCTTAAAACTAGGCACTGTATACAGTGTAGTTAGGTCTGTTGTTGTTAAATCTACTTTTTTATTTATAAAACTATTTGCCATTAATTTAAAAAGAAGTTTTCTGCTTCTACTTCATCCTTTAATTCTTGTTGAAACGTAGTGTTTAATTTTTCCACAATTGCATCAAGGTCTCTTACCTGAGCTTCTGCTGTTGACAGATCATACTCACTACTTGGTCTTGTTAATACTTGTACTATCTTTGCCATTATCTACGTCCATCTGGTTGTATGTCTAATCTAAAAGTTCCTAATTTCCAACTTTGACTAGCAGCTGTATTTTCTACTTTTAGTGCAATAGCTCTTGCTCTTGCACGTGTGTCTACTTTTTGTGTTGAGGATGAAACCGTAAATGGTCCAAGTGCAGAACTAGCTTGACTATCATTAGGAAAATTTCTTAATTGTAATGTAACTTGTGTATTACCTGTTTGTGAAATAAAGTCTGGTATAAATCTTCTTATTTTCATTATAAACTCACCATCTCCTCTAAGATCAGCCGCACCAGTTGTTTGACCTCTTTGAACTCTTTGACTAATATCAAAATCTCCTGAAGATATATTTGCTGTTATTGCTGTAACAGTTCCACCTTTAACTTGATCAGTTCCTGTTTCGTGTTGATAATATGTTGTTCTACCTTCTGTATTACCTACAACATCAAAAGATGTGTCTGTAGCTGCATCGTATTCTAGTGCGTGTGGTGAACCAAATACTGCAGAATCCTCCCACATAGTTCTTGCAAGTGTACCAACAGTCCATACTGGTCTTTGTGGAGATGAATCAAAATAATTATAACAAACCATTCTGTTTACAACAGAAGATCCTGTGGTTGGATAAAACCACATAACTTCACCAAATAAATTATTTAATCCAGCTGATACCATTTGGTTACCAGACTCTAAATTTATATTGTCATAAACATGATCTTCTACTAAACATGGTAATGATTCTAATTTACCAGCGTATCTAAAAAAACCATTCTCTGACATCCAATACGCAGAACCATCAACCTCAACACAAGCATTTTGTCCAACAAGTCCACAGTGTGTTCCAACCTGTGCAAACGCAAACGTAAATGGCTGACCAACAAAACGTTGTGTAAATAACGCTGTGTCAGTCCAAACAAGAATTGAATCTCTACCTCTTATTGCTCCTCTGATCTGTGATCCGTCAGCTAGTCTTTGTGTGCCAGCTGTATTAGTTGCCGTGGGTGTGTATGTGTTAATATCCTCTTGATCTGAGAATCTAATAAACATGTCATCTTGTGTAGATGTATCTCCAATAGTTGTTTCTGTTCCAAAAAATACTAAGTGTCTATCTGGTGTAGAAACTAACATGTGTCTTGATGCTGTTGGTGCACCAGATATAATTGTTGCTCTACTATCTGTTGCATTTGTTGCAGAAGAATTCCATTCAAATACAGCACTATCATGAATTAAACAAATAGCTTTATCACCAAAATTATCTAAAGACCACATACCTGGTTCAAGAACTAAGTCTCCTGATGCAGCTTCACCCCATGCTACATAATTTGCCGTGCTAGTTACAGTATCTCCAGCACCATGAGATGCAGCTGTGGTGTTTCTAACTTCTCTTGTTACACCAGTTAATTCATTAGATGCATTTATACCTGTGTATGATATTTCTTCTGTTCCTATTAAAATAAAGTTTGTACCTGAACTTGGAAACTGTGATGGATCCGCTAGTGTTATACCTGTTGTAACTGATGAATTAATTGCACCAGATAAAGTTGTAGTAAAAGCTCCTACCTCTTCACCACCCCAAGTTCCAAGAGACCAACCAAAACCTTTTGCTTGAACAGCTGGACCCACAGGATAATAATGTTGAACTCTAACACCACCTGATGTTGTTGCACCAGATCCTGATTCGTTAGATGGCATTGTAACAGTTACTTTTGTGCTTGTAGGCACAGATGTTACCATAAATTTTTTATTATCAAAATCTGTAGATGAAAAATTAGAATTAGTTATCGTACTAAAATTATCTAATAATATTATATCACCTTCAGATATACTGTGTTCACTGCCAAACGTTATTGTAACAGTTGGTGATCCGTTGGTCGTGCTGAATGCACTAGTAAGCGTTGTTGTAGATTTAATAGGGTGTATATCGTAAAACACACCGCCCGAGTATGCATATAAAATTCTGTTTGTACCAATGATTGCGTATTTTCTACCGAGACTATTTACAAAATGATGAAGTCCACGTCCTGCACCAGTTAAATTGCTTTCACCTAATTGTTTCCAACCACCTATTTTTTCAGGTGTACCATATCTAAAACGAACATTATCACAATCAATCCACTGGCTTTCTGCTCCAGTCGCTGTAAGTTGTTTATTTATACCTGGTTGAAATCCTATTTTTTGTAACATGTCTACCTCGCATTTGTTGGTACAGCACCAGCAGAATTTACAAATGGGGATTCTGCAAAGCACATGTAGATATATGTTCCACCTGATGCGTTTTGGTCGTTATTATCTTCTCTTAATTTTATTCCATTAGATAAAAAATCTACATCATTATAAGATGTATTTGTTGTTTCAGCATCAGTTAAATTTGCTCTTAAATCTGCATTTATTTCATTAAATGTATTTGCTCTTTTATTATCTTGTATAATCCAATTTTGGGTGCTTGATGTTGACTTATACATAAACCAAGCTGGTCTAAATCCTGTGTAAATAAATACTCCATCTGTACTTCCATTTCCTGTGTAGCTTCCAAATTTTGAGTAGCCTTTTTTCTCTGCAAAACAATATGCAATATGATTATTTCCACTTGTATTCACATCATTAGCAGTTCCAATACTAAATACAGATGAAGTTGGTGCTGTATCATTAAATCTTGTAGAACTTGTTTGAGAAGCACCAGTGGAGTTCATTTCTATAAACTTATTAAAACCTAAACTTGAATGACCTAAAACCCATTCACCAGCACTTGTTCTTTCTTTTATAATTACAACATCTGGTGCAGAACCTAGTCCATGAGCAATAGTTGCAGCACTTCCTGACCCTGTATAAGAAATTATACTAAATCCAGCAGTATCAGATACACTTCCAGAACTATCAATAGTTCCTATTCCTGTTGAACTTGCGTCATTGGTAAATGATGTTCCAGCTTTCCAGTTCCATGCTGCATGAGTTTGGTTATTATAATTTGTATAATCATTAGTATCACTACCAAGAGTAAAACCATCTGAATCAAAACTTACAAACATAGTTGAATCAGTAACCTCTGCTTGATTATTATGTGAAGCTAATCTTTTTGTTACTCCTCTAATTGAATCAATTAGAGTATGTCCATTTGAAACACTTCTAGTTTTTATCCAAACCCAATCAGGTTGCATATTTTCACTACCATCTAAAGTAATTGCAGTTTGAGTTGAATTACCAGTATATAACTTTGTCTGGAAGTAAAGTTCTGGGTTATCTATAGTTGTATAAGCCATTAAAGGTCTCCTTTAATTTTTTTATATGAACGAAGTGAATATGAAACCATTATCCACTCTCCGCTAGGTTTTTGGTGCAAAGGGCAAAATATCCACTAGGTACTGCGTATTCAAAGTTTCCATAACCATTTGCATCACTATTTCCTGATGAGATTGCATAAGGTGGAGAGCCAAAGTTAAAACTAATATCACTTTGATCACTTTGACCAGCACTATGTCCTAAAAATGCACTCATTGGTTCACCATTCATAATAGTTGTATTTGTTGATATTGCTCCTGTTTTACTTGATCCACTTGCAGGATTACCCCCACTTGAACCACTTTGAGTTAAAAATGTTCCATTTCTTCCAATATAAATAGCTTTATTATCTAAATCCATAGCAAATTGAACTATATCCCCATCAGCAAAATCACCTGAATTTGTATATTCTGTTGTTGATCCATTAACAGTTTCAAACAATTTTGCAGTTTTACAACTTGTTACAACTCCACTTAAACTACTTCCTGTTTGATTTAAAGTTCCAGTATCATTATTTTCTACTTGTGTTGAGTAATTTATTACTCCAACTCTTGTTCTATCACCATTTCCAGCTTCATTTATTAATGCTTCAAAATACCATTTACCTGTAGTAGGCATGATTGAACTACCAGACAATCCACCTGTAAAAGCAGCACTTTTAACAACCTTTAAATTTCCTTCAGATAAAGTAAAATTAGCTGCACTTGGATGAGTTGTTGTAAAAGTACAAAAATTATTTGTGCAAGTATCAGTAGATTGATCTACACTTGTTAAATTATTTACAGTAAAGTTATTAGAGTTTCCTGATACATCTGCACCTAAACTACTTGCATTTTCAAAGTCTAAATAAAAACCATTTGTACCAAAGGTTAATCCTGATACATCAATGGGTTTCCATATATTAGGACTATCAGCATCAAATTCTCCTAATGATGTTGGTCCTAGTTGTTGGTTATTAGCAAAAACAAATTCACACATGTAACCACTAAATTTATCTGAATTACCTGAAGCATAATTTCCTATATGAATTGTTTTACCACTTTGAAAAAAATGAATATTTGCATTTTGTGCTGGATATGTTTCTGTACTAAATGAAGTTTCTTGGACTCCATTAATATATAATTTAACTCGATTTGATGCTGTTCCTTGTGTTGTATCAATTGCAACTACTATGTGATACCATGCCGAAGTATCTCTAAAAACTCTATTGGTTACTAAATTTCCTTCAACACCCCCTATTAAAAAATATAAATCAAGATTATCGCTACTACCAAATTTTAAATATGTTCTATTATTCGCATCAGTATAACTAGATGCAAACATTTGATTTCTTGACAAATCCGATCTTTTTATCCAAACAGATATTGTTCCTTTATCTTCATTATCTGTTGTTGCTGATGTTTGAGATAAATAATCTGTGCTACCATCCTCAAATCTTAATGAGTTAGCTACATCATAGCCTGTGTCTTTTATGGAGTTAGTTCCAAGTATAAGTGGCATTAAATCTCCAATGTTGGAAGTTCGCCTAATGGTCTTTCATGTACAGGATTTTCTTCTGTGCCTGTATTTATATATGTGTATAAAGTTTCTAATGCTGGAGTATCACTTGCATTTGTTATAGCAGTTTCCATTTCTGCTTGTTTAGTTCTAACTGCATCTCTGTGAGTAGATATAGCACTTGGTATAGCAGTTTCTTTTTCTGTGTTTCTAGTTATGTACCAATCAGTTCTTGATAGTTCTCCAGCTACTTGTTGTTTTAAAGTTCTAATTAATTGTGTTTTTAAACCCTCAACTTTTACATCTCCAACAGATTTATCACTTGGTAAATCTCCATCATCACTATCTTGTTGTGTCCATAAAGTATCTGCGTGTGCTTTAGGTGTAGCAGTTCCATAAGAAGCTGTAACTTCATTACCATCAAAGTCAAAAGATTGATTAGTATTAATATACCACTTCTCATCTTTTTTATTTGAGTTATCAAAGACTACTTCATAAATACCTATTGCATTTAATTCGGAAGCTGACCAAAGCTGAAATATTTTAGCTGGGTATCTTACATCTCCTATAACCATTGATTTAGGATTTGTTATTATTTTTGTTATTTCATTATCTTCTACTATTGCATACATATTTTAACTTTCACTTAAATTTAATGTTCTACCTACTTCTTGCCATACAGCACCATTGTATCTGAATACAAGAATATCTGTTTTACCATCTGTTGATGTAAATGTTGGTGCAGTTGATGCTGCAAATTCAAATACTGTGTTAAATGCAATTGTGTGTGAACCATTATAGTTAATTTCTAAACAGACAAATGAACCTTCAACTGAATTAGTTGGTGCAGAGAATGTAGTGTTTTCTGTTGTTAGATGATATGCGTTTGGTTTTGCTTGCACATCCCAAGCAACAGCATTTGAAGATGATGTTAATGCTTGTTGTGGAATATAAGCTAGATCGTTAAATTTAATGTATCCAGCTCCTTTTGCTGTGAATTCTAAACCAACATTTGTATCACCACCTGATGCAGCAATAGCAGGATTATTTCCTGTTGCAGCATTAGTCACTTCTAATTCGTTTACTGCTGAAGATGTTGTTTGAAATATAATTTGTTCGTTTCCATTTGCATCTGCAATAAAACCTGCATCTGCAATCTTTGGAGCCGTTAAAGTTTTATTAGTAAGTGTATCTGTAGATACTAAAGATACTAAAGTTGAGCTTGATCCTGCAGGTAGTAACATTTCATTTGTAACACCTGCTGAGTGTGGTTGAGATTTTATTATTTGACCATGTGAATTAGATTCACAATTTAATTGTATAGCACCGGCGTTATCATTACCTCTAACAGTTAAATGACCTGTTCCTTTTGCTTCTAAATCTAAATCAATATTTGTATCACCACCTGTTGCTGATATTTTAGGTGGATTACCAGTTGCAGCATTAGTTACATCAAATTGATTGACTGCTGAACTTGTTGTTTGAAATATTATCTGTTCATTACCATTTTCATCTCTAATACCATGTGCATCATCTATATCTATATTATGTGAATTTGTGTCTAAGTTACCACCTAATTGTGGTGAAGTATCAGAGACAACATCTGCAATACCTGTATTAACAGAGATAATATCTGGATTTGTACCATCATTAGCTGATGCAAAAACTACTTTATCGCCTTTGTTTGTTGCTGAAAAAGTAAAAGAATCTCCTGAACCAGAAACATATTTAAATTGTACGGTATAAGCACCCGATGTTGAATTTCTTAAAATATAAAAAGTTTGTACATCTAATGGAATTGTTACAATTTGGTTTCCTGTAATACTTCCAGTAAACTCAATCATCCTGTGAGATAATACAGCTCCAGTTGATCCATCAGAAACTGATAAGGTTGTTGTTTGTGCACCGCCAGCTATTGACTGTTGAGTAAAACCACCAGAAATCTGTTCTATGATTTGTAAATTAGTATTAGTTTTAGTCCCCCATGTACCAGCGTTTTCACCAGTTGCTTGAAGTTCTACCCCTAAAGGTGTGTATGTTGATGCCATAAAAAATTCTCCTACTATGCAGCGTCACTATAACTTGTATTTGATCCAGTTGCAACATCTGAATAAGTGTCATTCGAGCCTGTTGAAACATTACTATATGACGTATTTGAACCGGATGCAACATCCGAATATGTATCATTCGAACCCGTTGAAACATTACTATAAGATGTATTTGAACCAGTGTCAACATCACCATATGCGAAGATATCTACAGTTCCTACACTGGATGTTATTGAAAAACTATCTAATCCAACAATAATATCTGTTAAAGATACAGAGCCAACACTAGCACTAAATGATTGACCAGTTAATCCTAGACCCTCTTCTATTGTTAAAGAGCCCACAGATGCTGTAGCTGATTGACCTGTTGGTTGAGCAACGGCACCACCTAATCCGACAATAGTTCCTTGACTAAATGTTGCTTCTAATCCAGATGGTTGAACTACATCGTTTGGTATTGTAACACTACCAACACTAGCGGTAAATGATACTCCTGTTAATTGTGTTTCTTGTGAAGAAATACCTTGTGCAGTTCCTTGTGCTGATGTGATTGATACACCAGAAAGTATGGCTGTTTCGTTTGGTGCTTTCGCTGTTCCTTGACTTGCGGTAAAAGATTGGCCTGATAGACCAATAGTCATATCATTAACAGTTACAGATCCAACAGAAGTAGTTGCAGACTGACCAGTTAATCCTACTTGCATGTCTACAACAGATATTGCACCAACTGAAAAAGTTGCTGATATTCCTTCTACTACAACCGGAACAAAAGCCTCACCTTGTGATGATGTAATAGATTGTCCCGTTGGTGTAATTATAATATCAGGTACGTCAATTGAACCAACACTAGATGTTATAGATAAACCTGTTGGAAATATTGTTGCGTCTTTGAGTTCGCCCCACTCACCATCGTTCCAGGCTTGTGCACCCCAACCAGTTTTTAAAGTTACGGCTTCATTCCAATTAGCCTGATCCCAGGTTAACCGGCCCCATCCTGAAGTCACCGACATGGTTGACCTCCTACGCTAATCTGATTATCGCGTTACTTGCGTCTGCTGCTGGAAATTCTATTTTAAAAGTTCCGTTACTTGCTGTCTTGTCACCACCAAAAGCAATAATAGCAACGGCATCGGTTGTATTTGAACCACCGTTTGTTGTTGTATTATATATCATTGCACCATTTGCAGTAAAAGAAGCAGAAGAATAAGTTACATCTGAAAAATCTGTAAACGCTGTTGTACTAGATAGTGAAACACCTGAGTTTGTAAGAGTCGCTCCACCTGCAGAGTATGCAGATCCTGATGTATTTGAAATTTCATTTGATGTTGAGTAGTCAGTTGTAGCTGCACCTAATGATGCAGAACTTGTAAAAAGAGCAATCTTAAAAGTGTGTCCACCTGAAGATTCAAAACTGTGTTTTCCTTGTAAAAGTTCTTGTTTAAAACTTGAACATATTGCTGATGTTATTGCCATAATTTATTCTCCTACGGGTTTGCTGAGTTAACTGGAATACGAACAGCGCCATCTGTGTAGTCATCTCTTCGTCTTCTACCAACTTGCTCGTTAGCAAACTTCTGTACTTCTTGTTTATATTTGTTTTCATATAAAGTCAACATGTCTATCGGGCCTTTTAAAAAACCATATGCCTCTGATAAACAGCAATATAAAAGGCCGTTTGAAAAATTCATACTAATATAATTAGTGTCATTATTTTCTAAAAGATCTGGCATTTTATTGAAATGTACTCTAAATCTATAAGTAGTATTAGGAACTGGAGCAAAAGCTATACGTCCAGATGTTGTATCAGATTCTCCTGTACCTCCCCCAAACATCGCATAATATTTAGGTTGACCTTGAGCTGCTGATGTTCCTGTTACATCTTGAAACTCTTGTAGGTAAGTATAATCTTTTTTCTCTAACCATCTATTAGCTCCTGTAGTTTCAGATCCTGCAGTGCTGTAAACCTGTATTCCTCTAATAAATAATGCACCTGCTGGAGCATTAATTGATTCTTGTCCAGCAACTAGATTACCTAATTGTTGTTTTCTATCTGCATCAATAGGTACATCTCTAAATATTCTGTATTGTGCATTTAAAATTATATTTTCTAAAACAGCATCTGTTAAAACATTAGAATCTGTTTCAGTATAACTTCTTATTTGAGTTTTTAATCCTGATGCACTTAATCCAGCCATTATTTAGATTCTCCTTTATGTTTTAGACGTATCTTTTTTTGTTTTGCAGTTTCTTCATAAACTTCAAGATGTTCATCTTGTTCTGGACATGCGCATTGTTTAATACCAAATACTTTACAAATAAAATTTTTAATTTTTTTAATCATGAGCTTAATGTGACTGGTCCAACTGAACAGCCAACTCCTCCTCCTTTAACACCACCAATTGTAGCAGTATCTGTATCAACTGTAAAATGAAAAAAATTTGCTACAGAATAATCACTAGTATTTCTAGCATCATTTACATACAATCCTGTTGTAATTGTATAACCAGCTGCTTTAGCAACATTAGCACCTGTTATGCCATCAAAATCTGCAGGGTTTGCAAATTGAAATGTTCCACCTGCTACAGTTATAGCTAAAGGTGCTCCTCTAAATCTGTATGTTGTTCCATTTGTTAAACCGTGACCAGGTGCAGTTACGTTAATAATTCTTGAACCAGAAGAATAAGTTTCAAATCCATTTTCTGGTATAGAATATGGAACATCATTTTCTGTTCTATCTGGTCTAACATTACGTAAAGAAATAGAATCACCATTCATAGGTTTTGGTTCTAATTGTGGTTGTTTAGGTTCAAATTCTGATACGTGCACAAAAGATCCATTCCATTCTCTAACCATTTCTTTAAATGGAAATTCTAGACCAGATCTATCAGATATTGCTTTTGCGTATTT